GTGCTAGAGGACATCACCGACAAGATTCTGGAGCGCGAGCGTCGTATGTTCGAGACACGTGGAGCGACCAGCGGTGTATATTGGTCTCCGCTGCGTGGCTCAACTGTCAGGCGCAAACAGCGGGCTGGCGATCCTCTTGTGCGGAGTCCATTGATCGCTACTGGTGCACTGATGCGCAGCCTGTCGGTGCGGCGCGCTAAGTATCAACACCTCAGCATTGATGATAAAGGGATCGAATTCGGAACATCTCACCCGGCTGCTGGCTATCATGAGACAGGCACTCGTTACATGCCGCGCCGTCCGCCGCTGATCATTTCGGCGAAGCACGCTCACGAGTACATCGGAATGTTGAACGACTTCATCTTTGGTGAGGGCAACTATGCCTGAAGTCGGCCCGCTGAATGCGTTCACTGACGTCGAGTCTCTGGTGCTTGCTCACTACAAGTATTGGGCGCATACTTGGCTCCTAATTCGTGAGGCTCAGCAGAACCTAGCCTATGGCACGATTGCCAGGCCGAGGAGCTATATCGTCAAGCAGACGTTTACGGCACTACCCGGAGAGGAGCAGACACCGTGTGTAATCGCTGTCTCCGACGGATTCTCGGAGCAGCCGCAGCGTAGAGGCTCTGGGCGGTATGACACGTATTTCCGCTTTGGTATCGCCGTCGTCTGCATGGCGAATGGTCCGTTCAGCGCACGGGCTATGGCGGGTCACTATCAATCCGTCATAATGGGGATTGCACTCAGCCATCGCACGGTTGATACCGATGGGAAGATCAGCATGTGCCAATTCGTCAACCTACGAATGGAGGACATCGACGAGGAAACGATTGGGCGCTCTATGGCGGCAGCCCGTCTGGAGGTAGTGTACTGCGCCAAGGAGTTCGCTGCTGAGTATCCGAATCCAGACTACGTGCCGGATGATGAGCTGCCAGGACCTGTTGTTCCAGGCGCTACTGTCGAGCAAGTCCTTGTTGATGTAGACCCCTACCGAGTAAGTGAGGTAATGCCGGATGGCTAAGAGCCAGAGCTTCGTCGCACCAATTGATATGTCGGAGCGTGTGCTTGCGGACGGTCGTGTCTTGGTCCCTGGTGAGCACATTGACCTTGATGATGAGGCACGAGCCGACGATCACAACGCACGTTTGATCGAGGAGGGCCAACTCCTGGAAGCTCCGTCAGCTGGCGAGCAGTCGCCAAAAACTAAATCAACTCAGAAGGATAATGGAGGTGAGGTGTGAGACCAGGGGTCAACGTCACGACGCTTGACAACGCGCCGCCCAGCACAGTCCCTACTGATGTCGGTACTGGCTTCATGGTCGGTATCACAGAATCAGGGGCGGCTACTCCGTCGGCGGCCAATCTCGTTCAGAATCTGGACGAGTTCACCAGAAACTATGCTCCTAGTCAGGGGAACTACAGCGGCGGGCTGGCTGCATACAATGGAGCGGCCACCTTCTTCTCTGAAGGCGGGAATCGTTTGTACGTAAGCCGTGTGTTGGGCCCAGCGGCTTCACCAGCGACAGGCAATCTTCCAGACAGCGTCGCTGCTACGTCACTTGTCGTGACTGCTAACGGGCCGGGCGAGTGGGGCGACAACCTCGACGTCAAGGTTGACGACCCAACTACCGATCCAACAATCGCCGCCGGGATGTATCGTATTAAGATCATCGATCACACAACGAGCAACGTTCTGTACGCCAGCCCTGATCTGCTAGATCAGGCGGCTGCGATCAGTTGGGCTTTGGGCACAAACGTTCAGATCAGCGCTGGAGCAAGTACGCTCATTCCGGCTCCGGGAACTGTGTCACTATCTGGCGGCTCCAACGACATCTCGTCAATCGACAATACCCAATGGCAGAACGCGATCAACGGATTCTCATATGTTCTGGGTCCGGGGCTGATGTTCGCACCGGGAGCCACCACAACAAGCATCTATGGTTATATGGCCGAAGCTGCTCGTCGTGATCTGCGGGTTGCGATTCTTGATGGCCCCGATACGCCGACGGCAAACACCCTGATCACGTCGGCCAAGAGTGTCGCGGATTCGATGATGGCTCATTCGCGCTACGCCGGTCTGTTTGCTCCGTGGCTGATCGCAGCTGGGGTTACGTCTGGTACGTACAAGAAGGTTCCGCCAAGCCCAGCAGTTGTGGGTCGGTTCTGCAAGAACATGGGACTTGGTTACAGCGCCAACGAGCCTGCTGCTGGTGAGCTAGGCCGTCTGTTGACTGTGCTAAGTTTCACGCAGGAGTACAGCGACTCTGACCGGCAGAGTCTGAACGACAACGGCGTCAACGTGATCCGTGACATCTACGGTGCAGCCAAGATTTACGGATGGCGAACGACTGCTGACCCAGTCAACGATCCCCGATGGATCAGTCTCAGCAACAGCATTCTGCAACGTCAGATCGTGGCTGAGTGCAACGCCGTCGGAGAGCGGTTCATCTTCCGTGAGATCGACGGTGGCGGTCGTTTGATCGGTGAGTTCAACGGAGCACTGGTGGGCGAGGTCTGCCTGCCACTCTTCTTGGATGGCAGTCTGTACGGCGACAAAACAGATGATGCATACAAGGTCGATACCGGCCCCAGCGTCAACACAGTCGATACCATCTCGAACAACGAACTGCACGCCGTCATTTCTGTGCGCATGGCCCCATTCGGGGAAGAAGTGGATATCGAAATCGTCAAGTACCTCGTAACAGAGGCAATCCCCGCGTAGAGGTGAACAATGGCAGGTACTGGAACAGCATCAGTTCGGCAGAACGAGATCACCGTTTCTGTCACGTATCGCGGCGAGACACGCCGCTTTGGTGTCTTCGATACCTGGTCGGGCGCCAATGTGACTGCCGACAACACGAAGCATCGTCGTGGCGGTATGGGTCCGCAGGTGGCGATTGGTGGCCCGGTGACCATCGAGGACCTCACTGTGACCCGTGACTACGATTTGGCTCGCGACAATCCGAATGGCCATTGGCTAGCCAATGCAGTTGGTCGCGCAACTGCTGTGGCAACAAAGCAGTATCTCGACTCTGATGGCCTGGCTTTTGGCACTCCGACCGTCATCACGGGAGTGTTGATTGGTTACAACGAGCCGGGTGCTGACTCGGATGCAGGCGATGTCGCGATGCTCGAACTCATCATCAATCCCAACGGAGCCGTCGGATAACAGCTGAAAGGCCACAGATGGAGATTCCTGATAACAATGACCTGGAGAACATTGGCACGGCACTCCAGGGGGCGCAGAGCTTGTCGCTGCTGAAGGAAGCGGAGGATCGGCGACAGAAAAGGGAGCACACTCTATTCCTCGATGTTCCGAGTTGGAATGGCGATCTGATCGCAGAGTATCGTGTAGTGCCGCCAGATGACTTGCGCAAGCTTGCTGAGGCGGCACTACGCAAGTCACGAAACGGGAATGGCGATCAATTGCCAAACAACGACATCACAGTGATTGCGGCGTCGTGTGTCGGACTTTATGTCAAGGACCCAGAGACTGACGAGCGGGTGCCGGTCGAGGATGAGTATGGTCACGTCAAGTACGACAGGATCGCACATGTGCTCGGCAAGGACGACGAGATCAAGTCTTCTCCAGACGCGGTTCGATATGTCATGGGCGAGCGTGATAAGGACGGTGATGGAGGCTGGACAGAGAACATCATGGCAATGAGCATCCACGCCAACACCATCGGTAAGTGGATGCGCGATCCAAGCAAGGGCGGAGTTGATCTGGAAGAGCTACTGGGGGAATTCTAAGCGACAAGGATTTGAGCATTGAGTTCTTGGCAGGAGCATCGCTCGTAGGCATCACGCCAGACAAGTTTCTTCGAACAGAGAGCGATATTGAACTTCGGTGTCTTATCCTTGTCGCAGAGAAGGCAGTTGAGTTCCAACAAATCCTCTACAAAAACCTAGCTGCACAAATCGTCATTTTCTTCGGTCAGGCACTAAGCGGAAACAAGTCACGTGGCGTTCAGAGAGACCATCGAGGCGATCCTCAAAGTTAAGGACGCCGCCAGATTCAAGGCGGCTATGGATTCGTCTGCGCGCGCTGTTCGAAAGCTTGGCCACGATGAAGACGCCGCCGCCGCTCAGACTGAAATTCTCAAAGAGATTGAGAGCAAGCTTGAGAAGCAATCTCTTGAATTAACTGCCGCACTTGAGCTAGTCGCTCATTCGGTCAACAATCTTGGCGACCAAATGGTTGAAGCGGCTGCTAAGACAGAATTGGCAAACCGGGCGATGAAGAAGTCCGGCACGAACGCCGTGTTCCTGGGGAAGTCCTGGGCGTTCTGGAAGGACAGGTTGTCGCTGACGCGCTCGGAGATGATGACGACTGCGTTGACAGCTGGCGCATACCTCTCGCCAGCCATCATCGGCCTGGGGTCAAGCCTCGCCTACGCTGCTGTCGGTGGCGGCGGCGTGGCTCTTGGCGGCCTCTCGACGCTGATTTTTGGCTTCGGCACATTCTACACCATGCTGAAGCCGGTCACGAACGGCATCAAGGCAGTCATGAAGGCTCAGGATGAGTATAATGTTACGGTACAGCAATATGGTGCGGCAAGCATACAGGCAAGCCGGGCCAGCGCTCATATGTATGCTGTCATCCAAGCAAATGGCGGGAAGCCGGTTCTTGATGTCGTAACAAATCTTCGCAAGCTCAAGAAGGAGTGGGCTGCGACTACGGCCCCTGGTCGAAGGAGCCTGCTTGATGTAATTGGCGAGGGCCTGGATACAGCCAGAATGATGGCGCCGACCATCTCGGTTGGTGCCAATCAAATGGCGTCCGCTTTCCATAAGGCAATTCAACCTGTCTTTAAGGATCTGAGGGGTCCAGAATTCAGGAAGCTCTTCAGCGACCTTGCTGATACCTTTAGTAGTGCCATCGGCCCTGCGCTGAAGGGCACATCGAACTTCATGGTCGTAATGGCTCGCGTTATCAGGGCGACATTGCCTTATGTCGTTGAGCTAGCCAAATGGTGGGAGAACATAACCGCAGGCTGGCGCAAGAGCACTCGTGATCAGAGCAACCTCGACAAGTTCTTCAAGACAGCAGTCTACAACTTCAGGCTCTGGGCCAAATTCGGCTCGGCTCTATGGAGAGTGCTTAAGATCATCTTCAGCGTTAGTCACGGCGAAGGCGAAAAGACTCTCACCACATTAACTAAGCTCGTGAATAAGTTTGGTGACTGGCTACAAAAAATGAAGGACACAGGCCAGATTGATCGGTTCTTTCGCGCTTGGAACCAATCAGTCAAAACTGCCTTCTGGGCCATTCAGCATCCAGCTGATGCGTTCAATAGATTCTTCCCTCAAGTGCTTGCTCTGATCGATAAGTGGCTGCCTGTGGTCATGGATCACATCGCCAATGCTTTCGTGAATAACGCCGGGAGCATTGCTGAGACCTTCATCATAGCTTGGCTTAACGCCGGGGCCTGGGCGAAGCTCCTGACGGCTGCGGCGATTCTGCGCAAGTTTGGATTCTTTGGCTGGCTTGGCAAGCAGGTCGCCGGGATGTTTATAAAGCCGTTCATTGCGAAGTTCGCAGCTGAGTTCGCAGCATCAATCGGAATTGAGACCGCTGCTGGCAGCGCCATCTCTACGGCAATGGGCACAGCTGGTGGCCGAATGGGCGGTATTTTTGGTCGAGCATTCCGAAAGTCCTGGATCGCCATCGTGATCGCTGCCGCTGCGACACTCTGGCCCTCTATCAAGAAGCAGCTTGGTCTTGACAAGGCCGCGGTCCAGAACAAGCCAGGCGCGCGATCCAATCTGTTCAAGAGTACGCAGAACAAAATGTCGAAAGGCGGGACGCTTGGTCAGATCCCAGTCGACCCTAAGAGTGTGCTCAAAACGGTCTGGGGATGGATTACTGGTGGGCAGACCGGCGGCGTCATTCCTCCTGGTGGTACGTCGTTGGTTGGCGAGGCTGGGCCTGAGCTAGCCACCGCCGGGCTTCGCGGAACAGAGATTCGTCCGCTGAGCAGCAACTCTCGTCACACCCTGCCGAGCATAGGTGTTCCGGCAATGCCTGATCTCAGCAATATGATGAACATTACAGTTCACTCATACGTTATGGTAGACAAGCGCGAGGTTGGTCGAGCCGTCAGCAACCAGAACGCTTACGACAAGGCGCGCCGTGGAGGTCGAGCAGCGCCGTCTGTGGGATTCGACCTTGGCTGACGTAGATAACATTTTCACCATCACAAGCCAGGAGGATGGCACTCGCTTTTGGGCTAGCTTCGCCGATGGTGCGCCGCTCGTGACCGACGGGTATGGCGGATGGCAGATTGTCAACCGACCCAGGGCCGTCGGCATTGTCGAGTGGCAGGGGCGCAACCCTCTGGCAATTGAAATTCCTTTCATGATCGATTATTGGATGAGAGGAATTGATAGTCCTGGCATCCATTGCGAAACTCAGGTCAGAAGATTGGAGCGTCTTCTGGGCGTCGGTATGGCGCACCAGCCGCCGATCTGTCGAGTCGATAGCCAAGGTGTCATCCCGCATGACTATACTCTTAACAGAGGTAAGTTCTGGGTAGTCGAGAGTGTGTCCTGGGATCGTGAGCTAGAGCTACGTCATCCAAGCACGGGCCGACGGCTTCGTTGTGGAGGAACCATGACGATCCGTCAGTTCATCACGCCTGGCGACATTCTTCGCACAATCAAGGCTACCGACAAAGCTCGTATCCCCAAGACGTACCGCGTCAAGGGTGGAGACACACTGAGCAAGATTGCCAATAAGTTCTATGGTGATCCGCATAAGTGGAAGATCATCGCCGACGCGAACCGTATCCGTGACCGCCGCCATCTTAAGCTCGGTCAAGTCCTCAAGATTCCTCCTGGATAATGACGACCGCAATTGATCTGATCTCAGACCCGAATCTGGGCATCGACCCTATTACCTCGATGACGACACTGCGGCGCACTGGGTCGCAGCGCGGATACACAAACTCTGAACTGGAGCATTTCCGTATCGGCCACGGCGATATCAATTCGCTCGTACTTCAGGTCATTGCTTTTGGCAAAAAGAATCATCCAGAGCGCCACGACGCTCGGACCATCGTTTCAGATGCCACGTTCGAGGACAGCATAGACAAGACAAATACCTTCACATTAGTTGTTCACGATCCAGATTGGGACCTTCTTAATACAGGGGCGCTCGATAAGCCAATCGACCTTAACCCTGGTAACATTCCGAATTTGATCTATCGTCGTGATAGCTTCGAGGTCAGCAATGATGACATCACGATAACGTTCGTCACACGGAACGCGGCCTATATGTCGTACTACAAGCGGCCAAAGAAGGCCAATCGAAAGAACACAACGCGAGCCGAGTTCCTTCTCAGTTTGACCAGGGACGTCAAAGAAGCCAAAATTCCTTTTGTCTGTCCGCAGCTTCATCAGAACCAGAAGATCGCGCGCACTCAGTTCCCGAATGAGATAGCTCGTCGCAAGGGCCGGGAGCATGGCTTCACCGCAAGCGACAAGATTACAGTGAAGGGCGCCACGGCCTCGCCAGCTCAGCGGCAAACCATCGAGAAGGTAATCTTGGCTGGTGAAGACTTGAAGATGCCGGGTTTGGTGATTGTATCAGCGGTGATGTGTATTACTCAGGAATCGACCGCTGGCGCCGGTACAACTGGCAACCCACCATATGTCGGAGCTTTCCAGCAGAATCGCAGTGATGGTTGGCCGGGCACAGGCGACGCATACAAAGACGCCAAAGGCAATGGTAAGATCGGCGTCAAGCAAGGTGGATACTACGGCTATGCCTATGGCATCTGGAAGGCACACGGCGGCGATATGGACTTGGGGCTGCTGGTAGCTACCACACAGGGAGTCATCGGCTCGACTAACCCGCTGAACAACGGTTATGCCCAGAGCACTAACCGATGGCGCGGAGAGGCTCAGCACGCAGTCAATGCCTTTGGAGGAATAGACGTCAGTGATCCTGGTTCCTCGACGCACAACGTTTACTACAAACAGAAGTATGAGTTTATGGTAGGTCCTCCTGACGGCAACCGTAATGAGAACTACCTCGCTGCTTCATACCGGCTCGCCGATGAGGTGAATTGGTCTGCCTTCTGGGTTCGTGATGCTTTGCACTTTATCAGCGAGGAGGACCTGTTCAAGAGCAAGCCTCAAGCCAGCATGCGCCGCTTTGGTCGTGGCATTGAGGGAGTCAGCTTCGGTTGGGATACGCAGCAGCGCATCAACCAGATGACGTTGAGCGTTCGTATGGAGCGGTGGGTATGCCCGCTCGGCACTGTCGTTCATTTCGAGGAGGGCGGGCCAGCAGAAGGTCGCTGGCTCGTAACCAATATACGGCGCTCTATGTTCGATGAGCTTGGCGAGATTACCCTGAGCAAGCCAATGCGCGAGAAGATGGAGCCAGCCAATCAGCCTGGGGAGCGCCAAGTCAGGTCTGGTGGCAAGAACCGCTCCATCACCGATATTAGTGGGACCACCGTGGATGGGTTCAACAACCCGTTCCCGGATGGCTGGACACCAGGTCGGTTGGACATGGGTTACGATGGCACGTTTAGGAATCGGATCGTCGCGCCGTTCGATGGCTTGATCACCTATGCTGCTCAAAGGTTCTCCAACTGGGGCGGTTTCATCGTTCTTCAGTCACCAACGGATATCGGCCTACCGACCAAGACCCTGTACTTCGCGGAGGGTCTGTCCCCGACTGTTCATACCAACCAGTCGGTGAAGGCGGGACAGACAATTGCCACGCCAACGCCATCGGTGCAGGGTGGCGCAGGATCAATCGAGTGGGGAGTGGGGAATGAGGCGCACGCACTCGGCCCTGTTGATCCTTACGGCAAGACACTCGGCGGCGGATCGAGTTCTGCATCAGCAGCGTCGAGGAATATGGTGCTTGAATTCTCGGCATGGTGTCAGTCGGTCCTTGGTTTGCCAGCACCTTCAACGACAAACGACGCGGGGCATTTCTGATGCCCATCCTTCTTTATCAAGGCATCGTTGCCGACACGCCGGTTAATCTGACAGACAAGATCAGGATTTCGGTTCCTGATATGAAGACCATGCCTCGTCAGGTATTTGGCCCGCTGCCGTTCGACCCGGTAGTCTCCGGGCAGGGTGGGACACGGCTCCCTAAGGCTGGAGACAGGGCTGTCGTCGGGGTAGAGGAGGCTACGGGCGAATCTTGGGTCTTAGGGTGGCATCGGGATGATACAACGCCCCCGCCGTATACAGAGGCGGGTGGTGGTGGCGCTCCTGGGCCTCCTGGCCCTACAGGTCCAACAGGGCCGCCGGGTTCTACAGGGTCAACGGGGGCTCAAGGACCTACAGGACCTACAGGGCCGACTGGACCAACTGGACCAACAGGTCCGAAGGGTGCTGACTCAACCGTACCTGGTCCAACAGGCCCACAGGGTCCTACGGGCGCAACTGGTGCGACAGGTCCGCAAGGGCCAGTTGGACCGATGATCTATGACAGTGATCAAATCGGTGTCATCAAGACCTGGTCGGGTGCAGTAATACCAACGAACTGGATGCTTGCTGATGGTCGAGCATTGCAGCGCTCCAGTTACCCGGATTTGTTTACAGCACTTGGTGGTACGTCGAGTCCTTGGGGACTGCCTGACTCAAACACTTTCAACATTCCTGACTTGCGCAGCAAGATGATTGTCTCTGCTAGTGCAACTGCACCCTCTGGCTTGACAGCGCGAGCATTGGCTGCTGTGGGTGGCGTAGAAGGTGTAACGCTTGACGCAACTATGATCCCTGGTCATAGTCATAACTTCAACATCAACACCGGTTATGTCTCTAGTGATCACAGTCACTCTTTCAACGTAAACAGCGGTGGCGCAAGCGCTCGGCACAATCATAACCCACCTGGTGGACAGGGAAACTTTGTCACCGGACTACAAACCGGATCGCCGATGACCGGCAAGTTGTTAGCTGGCGGTGCAACTTACGGTTGGGATTACTACTCGCCGACAGGTGTTGATAATCAAGACCACGCGCACAACGTCAACGGTGGAACAGCCGGGATCAGCGCGAACCATTACCACAATGCTTCTGGTGGAACTGACAACGGTACTGGTGGAGGTGGCTCGCACAACAACATGCCTCCTTGGTGCGCCGTCGCCATGATCATCAAGGTACTTGGTACTTCGATCAACCCTGGTGGCGCGCTGCAAGGTGCTACAGGGCAACGTGGCGCCATCTGGTATATGTACAACGGTGCTGGCACTCCTGCTGCTGGCACGTTCGTCGGTGAACTCGATGGTGACTGGGCAATTCGCAAGTCTGACGGCGAGAACTTCCAGCGCGTCGGCGGGGTGTGGGTCGACCAGGGATTCACCAACCGTTCGACAGCAACGACGACTGCGGCACGGGCGTATCGAGTAGCAGCGTTGAGTACAACTGCCTCAGCTGCGATCAAAGTACCGCTTGATGGCCTTGATTTTGATGTGAGTAGCAATCTGTTCAATTCGGCTAGTGGTCGGTTCAACATTCCAACTGCTGGCAGTTATCAGATCGACGCGCAGGTTATGCTGAATCCAGGCGGCGGTGTTGCAAACGCAAACACTACTGTGGAAGCTTTGATTTATGTAAATGGGGCACAACGCAGCGGTGGCACCAGAGTATCTAACGTGGATAATCAAGGTTATGCCTGCTCGGTAGCTACTGACGTCTTGCGACTGAATGCTGGTGACTACGTTGAGTTATACGTCTATGCGACCAGTGCGTGGCCGCTAGGTCCAATCAACAGCACTACTTGGAACTCAATGGCCGTAGCGTTGATCACCGCAGGATCAGGACCGCAAGGCGCTCGCGGTGCGCAGTGGTGGACTTACGCCGGTACTGGTACACCGGCTAGCAACGCTTTTCCAACTGCTATTGTCAATGACCTGTGCGTAAGAACTTCAGACACTGAAGTCTTCGCGCTAACTGCCAGCGGCTGGGTGGATCAAGGTTACAAGGCCGGTGGTTCGATTGCCAGTACACCGGTGGTTGCGAAGGCGCGACGTAATGGTGGTGTGTCTTGCGCGGCCGGTTGGAACCGAATCCCGATGGATACGCTGGTGTTTGATACGGTGGGGTCGATAGCGAACACTAGCGCGGGTCGCCTGGTCGCGCCATATACGGGCTACTATCAGATAAACGCGCAGGCTGGTGAGAGTGGCGCAGTCGAGTTGCTAATGTTTATTGCCGTGGGAGGCTCTGCTCCTGAAACGAACGGTTTCCGTGGAACCAGATATTCGGGAGCAGGAAATAACAACGGTGTAGCGGCTGGGCACCTGTACCTGAACGCTGGTGACGCTGTCGATCTGTGGGTTTGGGTTGCTAGCGCCTGTACGCTGAGTAGCTCGAATCCCGATATGACGTGGATGACAATGGCGCTGGCTCAACCGGGTGTTGGACCACAAGGCACTCGTTGGTTTTCGTACAGTGGCGCAGGAGTTCCGCCTGCCAATACGTTCACTGGTGAAACTGATGGCGATATGGCGATTCGCACTTCAGACAGTGAAGTGTTCAAACGAATCAGTGGCGCATGGGTTGACCAGAATTGGAAGATGGCAGCGGGCGTCAACCAGACAGCTAGTGCTGCCCGTATGTACAGGTCAGCGGCATTTACACCAGCTGCTAATGCATGGACGAAAATTCCACTTGATACGGTTAGCTTTGATACAACTGGGGCAGGCATGGCATCTGTCGCCAACGGTCGAATCAACATTCTGACTGATGGTCTTTACCAGGTGGATGCTAACGTCTTTCAAAATGTAAGTGCGACGGGCACATACACGAACTACGGGGTACAGGTAGCTAAGAATGGTGTGACGTTCTTGCAGAACTACAACGGCCCGGCAATTGCCACTTATAGTGGGATGGCAGGTTCGGACAAGGTTCAATGCAAGGCCGGTGACTACTTGGAACTTTACATTGCAAGTAGCCAATCTGCCGCACTCAACACAGGACTATTCGTAAACTACTTGTCAGTCGCGTTGATCGCAGCTGGCCCCGGTCCACAAGGCCAACGCGGTTCAAACTGGTTTACGTACACTGGCGCGGGAACACCTGCTGCCGGTACGTTCACTGGTGAACTCAATGGCGATATGGCAGTTAGGGCATCTGATGGCGAAGTGTTCACTCGTGTTGCTGGTGCGTGGGTCGATCAGAACTGGAAGCAGTCAACCGGCATGGCTACGATGGATGCTATGCACATAGTTGGTAATCCTAACGAACCAGCATTCCAGAATGGTTGGGTCAACTACGATATTGCCAACTTCAATCCATGTGGCTTCCGTAAGTATCCAGACGGCAAGGTTAGGCTGAAGGGCCTAATCAAAAGCGGAACAGTCGGTGGGCCTCCTATATTCAATCTTCCTCCTGGGTATCGGCCAGTACGTGAGTCACTTCACGAACCTGATAATGTAGGTTCGATAGCTGACTTGCGCGTTCGGATGAATGGCGACGTTTGTTTGAATACAGGTTCAAACGGTTGGCTGTCACTTGATGAAGTTGAGTTTGACACTGAGACAGTAACAACGTACGCAGTTGGGACTCGCGGGTCGAACTGGTTTGCGTATAGTGGGGCGGGTACGCCGCCGACTCCATCGTTCACGAGCGAGATTGACAACGATATGGCGGTGCGTACTTCGGATAGTGAAGTGTTCAAGCGGATCGCCGGTATTTGGACTGACCAGTCTTACAAGGCGGGTTCAACTCTTACAACGATACCGACTGTTGCAGCGAAGGCATACTTGGCGGGCGCGTTCACCACAACCAATGCGATGCAGAAGGTTCCACTGGACACCCTAGCGTTCGATGTCTCTAATAACTTGTGGGACGCAACGAACAAACGCTTTGTTTGTCCGTCAACCGGTGTTTACCATGTCGATGCGAACCTGGCATGGGGTGCATCCTCCTGGTCAGGGCGTTGTCTCGTGGCGGTGTACAAGAACGGACTTGAGGTTCTCCGTACCGATGGTTACCGGACAAGCGACGCTTCTGATTTTCGAACATTCACGTTCTCAGATGAGATTCGTTGTAACCAGGGTGACTACCTTGAGTTGTACGCATGGTCGGCAGTTGGATTCTCATTGCAGACGTCAAGTGGCATAATGAGCTTCCTATCGGTTGCTCTTATCAACGCTAGTCAAGGACCGCAAGGACCACCTGGCCCTGGCCCTGGTGGTGCGGTGCAGCGCAACATTGGCAAGTATGCAGGATACAGCAATATATCTGGCACCGCCAACTTCCTGGATGGAGCTGGTGGCGGCGGTGCTGGGAGTCCGCTGATCTTGACTGTTACGCCGACTGTGCCGTCATGGTGGGAAGTTAACTTCCAATGCGGGAACATTCTCGCGCTGACAGCTGCGTACTACTACACGCAGTTACAGATGATCATGTCGCCAGCAGACCTTGATGGGATCGGTCTCTCTGACGGCGCGGTGATCACGCAGCATAGCCAGGTACAACAGTATGAGGGCCGTACATTTCAGCGCATTTACCGTCTGGCGGCGAACCAGACCTACACGATTACCCCTGGCCTCGCATGTCAGGGTGGTTCGTTTCAATACTACACCGCGCCGACGCACCTCTGGATTGAAGGTAAGTTATGGCCACAATAATGAGAGGAGTGTAAGTCAGGTGCCGACCTACATCGTTTTCGTCGTCAACAAATCACCGACTGGCACGGTTCAGCCCGACCCGACGCCAACCTGGGCGGTGCTTAAACAGGCCGATACGCCTGACGCCGCTGCTGAAGCGGTCGTCGCGCTCGGCGCGCTGCCAGCCAGCGACGAGGTTCACACCTGTGATACCTCAACCGAAGCAACTGTCCACTACGACATCAAGACCGCCGTTACCGTCACCCCCAAGCCTCCATCGGAATCACCGTCTGGACGACATATTGCCTCAGTCGACCCAAACACAGGACCGGAGGCAGGCGGCACTGAAATCACTTTGTCTGGCGGCGGGTTCACTAACATCGGCGGGGTCCGATTCGAGGGTGGAGGCAATACTGGATGGGCACCTTCGTTTGAAGTAATTGATGACAGCACTATGACTTGTCTCACGCCAACAGGCGCAGGTGTAGTTGACGTGATTGCATTCAACGGCGATCCTGGAGATGCAACTCTAGCAGGAGGCTTTACTTACTCATGAGCGAGGAGGCTGATATTCAGCAATGACAATTCAATATACACCTAGGTTCCAACTTCCGTTCCCACAGAGAACTGATACGTCAGATGTGCCACGAGACATTGCTGCTCTGGCGAATTCCCTAGAGGCTCTAATCAATCAGCTGGTCCCTATTGGGGCGCTGCACCCTTGGACTGTTACTGCTCCGCCAGCAGGCTGGCTGGTCTGTGACGGATCGGCGCTTGCCCGCGCTGGAACCTACGCTGCCTTGTTCGCAGTGATCGGAACGACATACAACTTCGGAACTGTCGATCCCGCTAATTTCTGTCTCCCAAACCTTGCGGGCCGCGTTCCTATGGGCTCTGTGTCCGGGTCGCCACTGGGACAATCCGGTGGTGCGTCATCTGTAACTCTTGGCATGACCCAGATTCCGTCTCATAGCCACGCGGGGTTCAGCGGCTATACCAACACCGACCACTACCACACCGGCTCCATCTCGGGATCAGGGTCAGGGTCAGGAGGCACAAATGCCGCAACCGCTGACGGCAACGGCTATAACGCTCCGGTCTGCACCAACTCAGGCTGGGGCGGATTCACGCCGGGAGCATCATCGTCGGGTGGCAACTTCGCTAGGGCCGGAACCGCCAGCGTCGTCAACAGCAGTCTAAACCACGCACATTCTTTCAGCGTAGCAGTAAGTGTGGGTGGTAGCATGAGTTCATATTGGCAGTCCTACATGCGCAACAGCGTCGATGGTAACAATAATGACCCTAACCATCGGCACAGCATCCCTGCTGAGGGTGGCGGCGGCTCGCACGAAAACATGCCGCCATACCAGGTTGTCAACTACATCATTAGGTATCAGTAGTGACGACTTACAATCAAAAGAAGGTACTCAATCCTCACCTGCGGCTGCCGTTGCAGTTCACCGGGGTGAACGGTGGCGCGCTCGTCAACGAACAAGATACTCCAGAAGACATCGTTGATTGCATCAAAGCAGTTATCGCCTACCCAATCGGCGTTCGTCACGACATGCCGGAGTTCGGGATTCCTGACCTGGTCTTCAGGCAGGATAGCGCGACAAAGATTCAAGAGCTTCGTGATCACATCTCCGAGTGGGAGGAGCGCGCACAAATAGACACAGAAGGAGGCCCCTTGATTACAGACTCGATGATCTGGGATATCTTGGTAAAGGCAGGGGTGACGCAGGATGCCTGATTACATCCTAGAACCGCTCGATACTGACGCCGAAGAAATCTTCCAGGGCTTCGTTGACTACGTTAATCAGAGCTTCCCCGACTGGCAGCCGTCAGAGGGACAGCTTGATGTAATAATCGCTCGCTACTTCGCCATGCAGGCGGCCTTCACGGCAGATATGGCGACTCGTGTGCAGCGTGCCATCTTTCGATACTTTGGGAGCAGCTTGGCAGGAATCCCGCCATTGGCCGGCAGCCAATCGACTGCCATAGTTCACTTTGTGATCTTCGATGTAAATGTTCCGCCAGTCGACCATTTCCTGCCGCTTGGTACGCTCGTCGCCCTGACAAATGACAACGGCGACAGCATCGCGTTCTCGCTTACGATTGATTTGGTTGCTCCAGCAGGGACTACTGAGTCTGAGATCGAAGTCCGGGCGCTCGACCTCGGTGAAGATGGCAACGGAATTACAGGAACCGTCGAGATGATTGAGCAGGTCGATTGGATCCAGACCGCCTGGGTAGTTGGGTATAGTGCGAACGGCTCAGACCCTGAAGATGACGACGTATACATTCAGCGTCTATCCGACAACCTCGCCCTGATGGCGCCGAGGCCGATCCTTGCTGACGACTTCGCTGTTTTCGCACAGAATATACCAGGAGTCTGGCGAGCATCTGTGCTCGACAACTTCCGGCCCGGCACTCAGGAAGTACAGACTATCACGAGCAACTACACTGGCGGCACTTGGACGGCAAACTTCAACGGCCTCATAACAGCACCGATTCCTGCCAAAGCAACCGCCGCTAATGTTCGTGACGCTATGGCTCTCCTGGCAAACTTCGACATTGAAGATGGTGACTTCGCCGGAGGCCCGCTCGGCACCGCGCCGATCACAATCACCTATAAGGGCAAGTATGTGTACATGGATGTGCCAATGCTTACAGCCGTCACGAGCGGTTTGACGGGCGGTTCCGCGTTCACTATTGTTGAGACCAAGAAGGGCACAGCATACGCTCTCGATATGGAGAACGCGATTGGCATCAGCGCCATCGATGAGTCTGGTAACCCGCTATCAGCGGAAGTCAAGGCTCAACTGATTGCATATCTTCAGAGCACCAGGGCGCAGAACTTCGTCATTACATACGTCGATCCTGCATACCATACGGTCGATGTGACGTATACCGCACACGCGCTCCGCTATCAAGATCCAAACTCGGTCGAAACTGCTATCAACGGCTCTCTGGCGTACTACCTCGATCCTTCACAGTGGGGCATGTATCCGAACCAAGCACAGTCGCGTATCTGGAACCTGCAATCTATGGTTCGCTATCTTGAACTCACTACAATAATCGAGAATACCACTGGCGTCGATTACACATCGAGCCTGACATTCGCGCTCGATGGTGGCGCTATGAACTCTAGTGATAAGAGTTTCACTGGGCCATTCAGCCTGACTCGGCCTGGCAATTTTAACGGCACAATCGTCCTTCCCACCTGAGGAACCTTTCACCGAATATGTCTAACGGTAGCCTTCCTGATATCTACCCGAACAACATCGGCGACGAGGCTTGCTATGTAGACTTCGCTCCGATCATTGATATGTACGGCGATACTGATGGAGCGCTGTGCACTTATCTACACGGCATCGCTTTGATGTATAAGCAGGTCGATGATATCGCTCAGGATGGTCCGAACGACGAGCCTGGCTGGTCACAAATCTTCGACCTATCCAGAGCTAAGACTGGGTGGCTACCTTGGACCGGACAGCTTGTAGGATACTCTGTACCGGCGCAGCCGAGCAACCAGAGTCTTGAAGATTACGATGCCAATCAGCGCGAACGAGTCATTACAAGATCGGCTTACCGGCGCGGCGAGATCGCTATGTTGTTCGACATCATCGATGAGCAGCTTAACCCACCAAAGCGGGTCATCATCCTAGAGCGCAACGGCGGCGATCCATATGCCATTCAGGTCTATGTGATTATAGACGACATAGCCACGAGTCAGGCTGAGGTGATTAGAGCCGCTCTATCGCAGAAGGTGGCTGGGCTGCTTATGAACGTTAGTTTCTTCAACGCATCTGATAAAACATACGATGTGTTAATAGCCGTCACAGTTACCTATCAAGGCGTCCTTGACAACTACCCGACGTATCAGGATGTCTATGCTAATATTCACCCATAAGGTCTTTGATGACCTAGCCACAAATTGGGCTTGCAATTTAAAGTGGCCGGTGCTACGCTACCTGAGCGCTGCGGCGGCGACGGCCAAGGCAGCGTATGGAGTGCCTGAGTGCAGAAACCAGTCTAGGCCCCTTGGCTCTGACTGACGTTATGTAAAGGGCAGCCTAGTCAGGATGAGCCGCTACGTCAAGGGAGCTACCAGCTTGATGGCGTAGTAACCCGCTGAACAAGCGGTGTAAGAGCGGCCCTGTGCCGGGGCAACTCTGGCGGAAACTCTGACCGTGGTAAAGCCACGGACGCGGCAGAGCACACGGCTGGCAAGCTGGGGGCCGTCAATGGAACGGCTTAGTCAAGCAGCACGCAGGTTAGCCGCCTGCCTCCACCATTAGGGGCCATCCTTCGGGGTGGCCCTTTTTGGTGCTCTAATTTTCCCAGCTTCTCCCAGCCTCCGACGCCTACCCTGCCCTACCCCTGCGGCGAGGCATGACAATCTGGGAGGAGGCTGGGAACAAGGTTGGTATTCTGTACTTCAGCGCTCTAACCGCTCGGAAGCGTCCTTACAGTGCGAATCAAGAGTGCGCTTGATCTTAGACAGCGCATCCTCCGCTGCCAGCGCCCGCTCTCTCCAGTAGAACGCATCGTGTGATTCGTTAGGGTCAAAGTACAACCAGTAGAGCAGCAGCACTGTGGCTTGTCCTATGTCGCCCTGCTCCCATCGGTAGAACGTTCCCCTGCTCACGCCAGCTTGCTCGGCAGCTTCGGTTGGTGTGATGTCGCGATTAAGTCGAGCCTCTCTCACTAAGCGTCCGAGGAACCTATGCTGTTCAGGAGTTGCTACAGCCGATGTGTAGCCCCGCGTACTCACCTTACCCAGCCGGCTTGGGGATCGCAGAGCCATTCCTCCGTCCTGACTTCGTCGGCGCGTCCTGAGTCCATGCGCTCGCGGATGGTACAACCTCTGTCGAAGTCTGCCTGGAACGGACACCTACCCATGGCAAAGCACACTGGTCTGAACAGATCGGATGAGGCTATGTATCTGAACTGCCATGCTGAGTCCTCAAACTGCTCGACTTCATTCTCACTGCCGACTGTCTGGATATCGTACATATGTCCATACTCCGAAATGGCCTTGACTATCTGCGCGCCGACGAGCCGCCATTCAAACTGAGCCTGGGTACAGAGCCGGTTCCCTAGATGGTCCACGAGGTTCCTGAGGTTCGTCTTGTAGTTAAGGCGGGTCAGCGTGTCGTGTGGCAACACACCGCGTGCCTCCTCGGCCGGGATTCCAGCGCCAATTAGCGCGTTGTAGTGGTTCCACGCCGACTCCATAGCGGCTTTCCATAGCGTCATTGCCGTTCGGTTAGCGGATGTCAGCGGCCCAGGCCGCGCCGCTATCTGCTCCTTGACGGCAAAGCGTAGCGACTCCTGGGCGTACACCGCGGTCCGCTGCCGAACCATCTGATGCGTGAATGCTCTCGTGACATTCTCAATCATGAAGTGCAGGTCGATTGCCTCCAATGGCGCTTTGAGGTGTGTCTTGCTGACCTGATCCCAGTAGCGCCGTCGGTCGTCGTCGTCAAGGTCAGAGGGGTCCCGAATGACTCGCCCCTCGTACATAGCGCACATCGCTCCCAATGCGCCAAGCGGGTCAGGAGTCGCGCTAAGGAGGGTGACCTTCGGCAGACCTTCAGCCTCAGTTGGCTCTGAGCTATACATTGCGCGGTCTACCCAGGTGCTGACTTCCTTCGATGACTCTTCCACTTTGACCTCCTGCCAATAGATTTTGCCAGCATCATCTTTGAGCGGAACTCTCATTGCTTTGTCCAGTCGATTCGCTTCTCCCAGTTAGTCACATGGTCATCCATAAACTTTTTCCACCAGCAGATCATTCGGCTGCCGTTGTTCGGTGTGCTGATGTATCTTGGACCCCACTTGTTGTAGATGATCTTGTGCGAGTGTAGCTGTCCTTTGATTCGTCGATCCTGATCCTCATCGTGCAGACTGTTGATGCCGCCTTCTGTGTAGCGACCGGCGATGCTCGTTCCATGCACTCCTGCATGTACGTACCAAGTGGCCTGTAGGTCTGCCATTCCCTGCCGCACTAGCTCGTCATCGCCCCAACCTGAATGCAGACGTACATCGAAGTTGCCGACTGCCAACACGCGCTGCACGTTGAGGCTGAAGAGCCGCTTGCCCAAAGCGCCCTTGCTCATAAGCGGGCGGTCCTCGTTCTTGATCGTTTGGTTTCCGAACATGAGTCCGTAGAACGGCACCATGATGCCGATGCCGAGTGTATTGAGTCCGTTCCATTCGTACAGCCGATTGACGTCGTACTCGGGTCGTGGGTATATGTCGTCGTCCGACATGATGATGCGGTCGCACCCCATATCGAACGCCCTCTTGACGATTTGATTTCGGCTGTAGTTAATCCCTCGATTGCTCTCAGGCAAGATGCTGATCGAGAACTTGTTATCTCGATACCTTGCCAGCCTATTGTGATAGGCCGGGTAGTCATCCTTCTCTATGACAAAGATAACCTGTTCAACTTTCTGTCTCTGCCATTTAGGCACAATTCTGTCGATGAGGAATTCCCGCTTCCTCGATGGTATGAATACTATGCTCATAGCTCACCTAGTCCGGTTGAATTAGCCATAGTTTGTCTACTTGTACTCCGTACCTTGGCTTTCGTCCGGTCACGAGCATCAGTACGTTCTGGTCCTTTGCTTCAAAGATGTCCTGCTTATACTGAGGAAACCTCCATCTGTTGATCTTGAGCATCGTCTGGTCGTCGGCGTCCCGCGCATAGATGATGCAGAACTCTCTGAGTTCTGGGTCTCTAATGTTTTCGAGGTCGGATGTATTGCCACGGGCGACGTTGATCTCGAAGATGTCGCGGATGTTGTACTTAACCATTTCACCTAGCCATGTAACTCTTGTGCCCTGCGGGGCCTCATCGAGTTCGCGGCTAGTGTGAGTTGGGAACGGCAGGGGTGTTCCGTTGTCTGTGAGTTTACTTTCAGCAAGCTCTAGCTCGACAGCGTAGATGCTCTTTTCCAGCCGATGAATGTCGAAGGGGTCCTCCTGTCCGATCCAGTCTTTGATTTTCTGCACTGTCTTAGGCCCAATTCCTTTGATCTCTACTAGCTCATCCCAGTTGGCAGGCTCTGCTGTGATTATGTTCTCTGACGTTTTTCTTCCAATTCCTTTGATCTGACTGTAACCTGCGCGAATGCGATGTCTACCATCCGGCTTCCAACTTCCTGAAGATCGCCCAATTCGAGGTTTGAGGATACGGATACCGTGTCGGCTAGCGTCACGGAGGATGTCTCGCTGCTTATGCTCACCGTAATGTTTAACTGACGCTGCATAGAACTCCGCTGGGTAGTGTACTTTAAACCACATCGTCCAATACGCAAGCAGCCCATACGCCACGCAGTGTGCTGCGTTGAAGGCATACGAGCCGCTCGTGATCATATCTCCCCAGACCTTGCGGGCCTGAGCTTCCGTGATCGGCGGAAAGTCTGTGCGCTCATGCAGCGTTTGGCAGCCCTCCCAGAACCTGCCCCAGCTGCGATTGAATTCTTGTTCGCCTATCTTTCTTGATATGATCTTGCGGATGTACGCAGCATGGGTCCATGGAAAGTCTCCCACTTCCCTGACGATGCGTAGGATTTGCTCCTGGTAAACAATCTGGAACTGCGTAGTTTCAGTGATCGTATCGACAGCCGGATGAAAACGCTCTGCTTTGGATCGACCAAATTTGATTGCAGCGTACATACTAGCCGCGCCGTTGTGGAGTGGCCCCGGTCTGCTGAGAGCGTTGCAGTCCATGATCTCACTAAATCGCTCTGGCTTGAGTATCTGGCATACGGAGCGCATAGCTCTACCGTCAAACTGAAAAACCGCTGTGACGTCGTTGTTCTTGAAGGCGTCGTAGACTTCCTGATCGTCGAGGGATATTTTGTACAGATCGTCGATGGTCTGATTAGTCCAACGCAGCATCGTCCAAAGCGCGCTCATCGTGCTCAAGCCCAGGAAATCCATCTTCAGCAGACCCTGGCGCTCGGCGTCGTACTTGTCGAACGCAACTACGTCAGCGTAAGTGTCGCCGATCTTTTTGTGGTAGATAGCTGCCACGTCCCTGATGTCGGAAGATGCGACAACATATGCGGCAGCATGTACTCCTGAGCCACGAACGTTACCCTCAAGTAGCTCCGCCCTTCTGAGGTCTGGATAGCGTTCGACAACATCAGCTGCTTGCGGGAACTGTTCAATAGTATCCTCAACTGTCGCGCTCGCTCGTAGATCACCGGATGACCTTTCTATCAGATAGTTCTTGATTGTTTCGACCTCAAACTTTGGCACCCTGTAGACCCGTGCTATGTCGTCCAGAGCGAGCTTGCCTTTGAAGTAGGTAAATGTACCAATGTTAGCCACACTCGGATAGCGAGTCGCCAGATAGTCACGGAGAATACCCTGGTCCCTGACCTCACTTGGGAAGTCGATATCAATATCAGGAAGGTCCTCGCGTGTAATGTCGATGAATCGTTCAAAAATGAGAAGAGGAAATTGAAGCGGATCGACTTCGGTGATGCGCAGAACAAATGCAGCCAATGAACCGGCCGCCGATCCGCGCGCAGGCCCAACTGGAATCCCACGATCCTTAATGTATGTGATCGCGTCGGCCACGATGAGGAAGTAGTTTTCATAGCCCTTCTGTTCTATGAGGTCTACCTCGTACTGTAGACGCCGTTTGTACTTGGCTCGTTCGGCTCCAGGCAGTTTATCAAAGCCACGGAACTTCCAACCCTCACGAAGCAGGTGCCGCCAGTACTCGCGCACATCTGCCCATCCCTTCGGCAACGGGAAGTCAGGCATTGGAATACGTGGCAGCGTTACAGTGCATTCCTCTGCTATGTCGGCAGTTGACTGCACCGCCTCGATGGCCTGTGACTTGGAAAGTCCAGTTCCAAGTAGTTTTCTGATGATGGTTCCGTCGTTAATTGGAGGACATAGCCCGATATCGTATCCCCAGTCTCGCTCCATTTCCTCAAGAGTACGACGTTCACCAGGGCGAAGATTGTGGAGAATCTTCTGAACCTCGGCCTCCTCCAGAGCGGTGTAGTGGCAATCCATCGAGGCAACGAGTCGGATTCCAAGTCTATGTGCAATTCTTGCCAACAATGGGTT